CGGATAGTATGTTCCTATCCTCTTTATAGATATCATATACTCCGTCATTGGCCGTATTAGTGATATTCGTATCTAATTCTCTTACATATGGTGTTCTCACGGCGTCCTTCATACATTTTAATACCATTTCATATCTTCCGGCGTCCACATTGATAACATGTTTAATTGCCATTATCATATATCTTCCGCCGTATTGTGGATTACTCTCTTGTTTTTCATCTCCTAACGGTCTCATCAACGGTAAATCAAAGGTCACCACATCACCACAATTGATTAGACTGTTACCAAATACTAATAGATTTAGATTAATATTTCTCATTTGTATTCTTTTTGATATCTGGTCTTGTAAGTCAAATGCACCTACTGTCTCATAATCGTTATGTAATTTAGATGATGAACCGATTGTCATACATTTAGCACTACTAAACTGACTTAAATCTTTATTTGTGTCCTCATATTTGGCAAATGGTATAGTTGTATTATCACTTGCCTTATTACCTTCTTCATGTTCAGTATGAAAATAATCACCAAATGACTTTGCGTAATCATATTCTTGACTATTAAATGTCTTATAGAACATATCATGCACGGTCAATTTATTACCATACATGCCTTCTCGTATATTAAATAGTGTGTCAACAGGTCTTGAAAAGTCATACTTGATTACATTACGCATATCGGTATTCACATCTCTTGTGTCACCTACTCTTACATTGGACACCTGATATTTGTATGCGAATTTAGCTGGTCTTGCAACTGCACCACCCATTGCTAACATACTCTCTATACTACGAAAGAAATACCCTTGTGGGTTTTCATAGAACATATAACCACTATTCTTATAATTAGCACTTATACTCTTTCTTGATAGAAAGTTAATGGCCTGGTACGGATGCAAGTTAGGTATAACATATTTGGCATTTGTCTTTGTTGGTTCATAGAAGAATGATTTTTTACTGTTGAGAAATGATTTGCCTCTGAATATCTTTTCTACTGCGTCCTCTATCGGACCACTAAACGCTCTTGATACTTTGTTTAGACTATCAAAATACATCTCTTGCGAGGTAAAGAATATTCTATACAATTGACCTCTTGGATTTTTAGGATCCACTCTTACATTATCTATCTTGTATATCTGAAACGGATGACCGTCTTCTTCATTTGCGTTAACACCGTTCATACCTGGTGTACTGAATTTTAGATTTAACTTTTCTAAACCTGTGATAGGTAATACTGTACGAACATCTTGCGTATCATATACGGTCAGTACGCCGACCATATTATTTGATAGGATGTCCTCTGTTAATTCGATTGATAGTATAATACCTAGAATATTCATACGATATGGTGTACTCTCGCCACCATGTAATCTGTATGATATTATTTCGGCTTTATCAATCTGATAATCACCTGCTTGATTTAGTATATTAGGTTCGGACATATCATTATCTTCTTATCAACTTTCTAAACTCTTCTAAAAATGATGATAGATAAGCCGGGTTTAGAATTTTAATCTTTCTTTTCTTATCTTGTTCTCTTATCTCATATTCATAGTTTGATACAGATTGTGCGTCTGTGTCTGTCTCATTACACTCAATCAAGTGTGAATAGTCATCAGGACCATCACCTTTTTGTTTACCAGATGATTGTACTCTCTCATAATGGTGTACACCATATAAATCGTCTTCGTATTTGTCTTTGACATAACTTTCAAATGATAGATGAGATAGAGGCCATTCAAAATATCTGTTTGTCACTCTATTCATCATCAATATAACATAGAAGTAATCTGCACTACCATATATCTTAAATGCGACATCTTCTGGTTTTTCACCGTTTTCTACATCATAACTATCGTATAATGAAAAGTTATCTCTAACTTTATTTCTTATCTTAACTCTACGAAATATATCAGGCACCAATTTGAAATCTTCGTTGCCGTCCATGTCGTATCTGATTTTAGGAAATTGCGTAAAAAACATAAGTCTTAATGTCCTTCGTAAATTTTTTGTTTAGTCATCAATTCTAGTTCTTGGAAAGTCAATGACATTTTATATGATACTGGCGCACCATCTTCAAAAGCACTAAATTGTGCCTCTGGTCCAAAGTTTACATCCATTGCTTTCAAAGCACACTTCGATATCTTATTCATGTATTCATTAGGTCCACCTAAATGTGCGTAATGTATTTCAAATTCAGATGGTACTTTAAATAATCTACCACCTGTGATACCTAAATCTAAATCTGGATGCATATGGTATTTAAATAGAAATATAATATTCTGTACTGCCTCTAGTTCTTTTTGACTACGAGGATGAAAATCAAATGCATATGTGAATTCTCTAAATGACGGTCCTTGATAAAACTGTTCTTCATTAGGATTGATTGCGACACCAAATGCCTTACTTACTAATTGTACGGGGTCACCAGCGCCGATAGCGTTACCTAATTCACCTAATGCTTTTTTACCAAAGTCTCCTACACTTGTGGCTGCTCCTTTTGCAATCTCCATTGCCATTTGTGTCTTATCACTTGCCGTTCTAGCATTACCAATTGTTCTTGCGATTTGACCAGCCATGTTTGTTGCCTCTGCCTCATAGTTTGCGCCGTATGACACCTTTGTACCTGCTGGCATGTATAATGCAATTGCACTTGTGACCTGTGTATGCGTAGGTAATTTTGATAATACTGAATTGTCTGTTTTTACTTCTTTAAAATTGCCTGTTTGTTTTCTTATATCGTTAATCGAACCTGCTGTGCCATGAGGACCTGCCTGTTTACCACCTTTATCGGTTGCAAAACCCATTTTTTGTGCGACTGCGAAATCTTTATTGTTCTTGCCACTAAATTTGTTCTTCAATGAGTAGAATATAATATAGTGACCTAGTTGTTCGTCTGTTAAATCTAAAGGATATTGTATTTGTGAGAATGATAATGGGTCTCTTTTCATCTTCTCTTGTGGACTATCGTTTACCTCAAATGGTGACTTCTTCAATAGTTCAGCAGCCACTTTTCCTTCTTGACTTGATACTTGTTGACCAGATAACGCATTAGATATACCACTAACTGCACCTGTAATATCATTGAAGAATGGTGTAGATAGTTTCTTTATATGTGTAGCAGCTCTTTTTAACATTAATAAATACCTTTGTAATTATGATAATATTTATATAGATTATAGGAACATTATGGCGAAAAGTTATAAAGGGTTATATAAACCAACCAACCCAAAGAAATATGTTGGTAATGCAAATCAAATAGTGTACAGGTCGTTATTAGAGAGACGGTTTATGCGTTATTGTGACCTGAATGATGATATATTAAATTGGGCAAGTGAAGAATTACCTATATCATATTTCTCACCTATCGACAAAAGATGGCATAGATACTTTCCAGACTTCATCATCAAGACATCAAACAATAAGAGGTTTGTCATAGAGATTAAACCTTATCGACAATGTTTGAAACCAAAAGCACCTAAAAGAAAAACTAAATCACATATTCGTGAACAGTTTGAGTATATCAAGAACCAAGCAAAATGGTCAGCCGCAAGAAAGTATTGTGAAGACCAAGCTTCAGATGTTGAGTTTAAGATTATTACAGAAAAAGAATTAGGTCAGTATTAACCGAAGAAAGAATAGGCCGCTCTATCGTGGTAACTATCAATATCAGTTCTCAAATCAGTAGTTGTTAAACTAGCCGCTGAATTACTTGTTGAATTATTACCTGAATTGTTTGTAGAGTTGTCAATAATAACAACACCATCTCCTTGACCTTTTTTACCAAATCTATTTACAGTTTCAGTTTTATAGGTTGTCTCTGTTGTATCACCTTGTACTGTTTCTATTGTACTCTTTGAAATGTTATCACCCTCATTGGTAACTGAGCCTGTATCTGTACCGGCTGCCATCACTTCATTATATACTCTACTAAACGCCTCGCCTGGACTTTCACCACCTGGTAACATTGCACCAGCAGCCGCAAGACCACCTTTTGCCAATGCTTTCATCATTGTACCTAACTTGAAAATATTATTTTTAAGACCTGCAAAATCAAAAGTAAATAAACCTTTGAACCAGTTCCATGCTGACATTACAGGACCGTCTTCGCCTAAAAAGAATTCTTTTAGTGAGAATGGTTTATCGGGGTCACCAAAATTAAATATGTCTTTCAAGAAGTTAATTGCTAAGTCAAGTGGTAATGATACTACACTAAAGAAGAAATCAGCTGCACTACCAACTACGCCTGTTAGACCTGACCATATTCTTTCTGTGTCTAGTGTGAATATACCCATTACAAAATCTATAAGACCACGAATTACACCACTAAAACTTTCTGTGATACTGACACCAAAATCTGCAATGTATGTACCTAAATTTTCTAATCCAAGATATGATAATGCCATGCCAATTAAATCTGTTATCAATCGTACAAAACTACCAATGAAACCATCTACAATTGCAACAACGGATTCTCTGATACCATCTACAATAGAACCACTTTCACCATAACCATCCATAAATCCTTTAACACCATCAAATACTCCTAATATTAATGTCAATGGTAAGAATAATTTACCAACAGTTCTACCAATTGCTTTGATTGGCGCAATGATTTTACTTAATGCACCACCAGCTTTACCTGCACCTGCCGGTCCTGAAGCACCGCCACCAAATAGTCCCATTATTGCGTTCTTAAACGGAGCAAATACGGCACCAACTGATTTGGCTGCCTCATCTATTGATGAAGTAATCTTCATAATACCTGGACTACTAAAGAAACTCTTAACTGGTTTTATTAAATTATCATCTAATAGAAGTTTTATACCAGCAAATGGAGCTTTTGGCAAGTGTTTTGCCTTGAAGTCATCAAATTTTGATAGAATAGGTCCTGATATAGAAGTCTTGAAACCATTTGTCAAGTTTGTACCAAATGCTTTTGTAGCAATTTTAAAATCATCTACAAGTTTGGCACCAAAACCTAATGTAGTAATAGTACCAATGCCTTTAGCAAAAGTAGCCATTCCCTTGATAGATTTTAATTGTTGTGGTAATCTTAATATATCTTCTATATTCATTGCCTTTGCAAAAGCGGCTAAGGCAAATATACCTGCAAGAGCAGGCATTTTGAAATCACCAGTCATCTCTGATTTACTAGGCATAGAGACAGTAGATTGACTAGCTACATCTCTTTTTTCTTTTCTTAATTCAGCAGCTTGACTTCGTTCTCTTGCTAATTGGTCTTTGTCAAACTGAAACATCTGTCGTAAGGTGTCCATGAAACCTTGCGTGTTTCTTTCGTTCTCTTTACCAATCGACCTTAAATCTTCTAATATAGGAATAGAACCATTATCATTGGCTGCTACAGCACCTGCACCACCAGTTATCGCACTACCAACAGCCATTTGTGCTGATTGAATACTTGCGACTAAACTACCTCTTGTTTTACCTGTGTTCTCTGCCATTACGCTACCTTACTCTTATAATTTGCGATTGCTGATTTAATTGCGTCTTCAGCTAATACACTACAATGTATTTTTACTGGCGGAAGTGCCAGTTCTTCTACAATGTCTAAATTCTTTATTTCTTGTGCCTGTGTTAAAGACTTACCTTTTACCATTTCTGTAACCAAACTGCTACTTGCAATAGCACTACCACAACCGTATGTCTTAAACTTAGCGTCTGTTATAATATCATCTTTGACTTCAATTTGTAATTTCATTACATCACCACATGCTGGCGCACCGACCATACCTGTGCCGACATCTACTCTTTTACCATCCATACTACCCACATTTCGTGGATTTTCATAATGGTCTAATACTTTATCTGAATATGCCATTACTTAATATACTTCTTCATTGCTAGGTAAATACCATAACACACAAATAGATATACAGTTGCTACGCCTACATCTACCAAATGTTCTCTCATATGATAGATAAACTCTATGCCTGCCTGTACATCTCCCATATTACCACTTGATGTAGTTTGTTCGATTGAAACATTACCTGCACCATCACCGATATTTATTTCTTTTCCGCCTGCTGGATTATCTGACATTATTTCTTACCTTTACTTGAACCTGTATATAAACCAAACCAGGCAGCGCCAGCACCAACAACGATACTGATTAACCCACTCTGTTCCATAGTAGGAGCAGATAAGTTCATATACCATATTACACATTTATACAATAATATAATATAAACTGTTAAGAATAGTCTTGGAAAGATACGCCAAGCGTCAACGGCTCTTGCCATATGTATTATTCTTGCATATGGATTAACACCAAGGTCTTTGATTGAAGTATCTACTTCTAAATCAACCTTGATTTTCTGTTTAGGTTCTGCAACCTTAACTTCTTGTTTTACTTCTTCAGCCATTATTTTCTACCTCGTAGTTGGCGTTCTTTCGCCTTTTCGTTTTCTTCTTTTATGTGAGCCACCAAAAGGTTCACATAAATTTCCCTCTCCCATGGCACCATATTTTCTAATTCACTCAAACTATATTTATGATGTTGCATTAAAGCAAAGTTAACCTGGAAATGATTTTCTAGGCTGTCGTGAGAGAGGGCGACCCGAAAAAATCTTGTAGCCCGCTCAAAACTACTTTACTTTTCACTTTAGTTTTAGGATTAGTTACCTCAATCTCATGTTTGAGTTTTGGCATAGTTGTAAAGAATGTTTGTATTTTGTTAAAGTTTTCACTTGTTAAAGTCTCAACAAAAGCATTCAATTCTTTCTGACTATAATCCGTAGCTTGGTGTATTTCTTCACCATCATAAATTTGATAGATTGATTTGCTAATAATATCAAACAATTGATTAGTCTTCATATTGTCAGCATCCATACTTGGGTCAAAGTCTTCCATTGTAGGATATTTCATTAACATCTTAATCTTATCATTAACTTGAATTTCGTTAGTATGAGTTTCATCAACTTGAACCTCAACCTCTGTTAAATCCACTTCTACATTTGCAAAAGTTTCATTGTCGTCTGGACATTTCACTTTCAGTTTTGATACCTCTCCAACTGACTTAGCTCTTATCTGTAAAAAGATGTATTCTAAATCAAAGGTAGGCATTTTACTCACATTGATAGTACCAAATGTACATGCACTAACAATCTCTTTCAACGCATTTTGAATTTGACCATTCTCACCAGATTCCATTGCCATCAAAAGTATCTTTTCTTCTTTTACAAGAAAAGGTCTAAATTTGACCTTGGTATCTTGACTTGGTAAAGTCAATTCATATGTCGCTGTTTCTAATATAGGCAAAGCCATAATATTATCTCCTTGTTATTAAATAAATGGTGGAAATACTCTTCCACCTGTAATTCGACCTATTGGGGCATTTCTCTTAACTTGACCCAATACATCACGACCAACCCTCTGCAATTCAGGTGGTAACTTATTAAGTATTCCACCAAAGAGACCAAAGTTCTTCGCCGTCTTAATTGTAGGTACATCACCCATTGATTTACCTATTGTTGCGCCGTCTATTTGGTCTGTTGTTAAATTGTGCCAATTTCTAAAATTAAAAGTAATTGGTATATTGTGAGGACTGTCCGTTGTTCCATATCCGTACTCAACACCACCAACAACTTGTGGGTAGCATTCCATTAATCGTACACCATATGTAATTCTATCTCTATCATCAGCAGTATCAAATGAACCTAACTGATATATGTCCATGTGACCAATATAGTCATCATAGAAATTCATGTTGTGGCTATCTTTGTTAAAGATTAACTTTTGCCACTCTTCAAAGAAAACTCTTTGTCTTAAAAATTTGTCTGCATAAAATGTCATCTCGACATTACCTGGAAAACTATAACCATATGGCATTTGTCTACCTGGTCCATATGTAATATGGTCTGTTGTGTTAATGTCTCTACTAGGCATAGTTACCTTATTACACATCATAGAAACATTTTGTTGTAATTCTGTTGAGTTATAATCTTTATATGTTTGGTGTGGTGGAGGACCGTATGATGTCTGTTTTCTTCCTACATCACCTAATTTATATTTTTGAGGCATGAAAAATCTTACAACATATCTAGTTGGTCTTGAAAGACCCTCACCTTGATTTAAGGCTGCTGTAAATCTACCAATTGTGGATTCTGGATTGCCACCTGGCTTTCTCTGTAATCTTGGGTCGCCCTCAACATTATCTAGTGACCTATCTCTAGGAAATCCTAGTCGAATATCAAAGTTACCAATTCTACGACCACCTCTTAATATTGCCATTAGTATTTACTCCTACTATTTGCGAACACTTTACCTAAACTTGCACCTTTAAATTGTGCAACTGGTAAATTAATTGCAATTGCCATCTCGTCTGTGTTCACTCTTAAAAAATTACTTCTTACTTGTTTGTACAAATATTTTTTGATTGCAGCTTTTGTAAAACCTACACCTTTGATATCATCATATGACACCTGTAATCTTGTAGATTTATCAAACTTACCATTACTTGCGTATCTCTGCAATTCAGATAGAAATTTATATCTTGCACCGTATGGTAGATAGTGAAAATTCAAACCTATGAAACCACCTGGAAAGGTGTCAATAGGTAATACTAAAGGAAATATATCATAGAAAGGCATTTTGCCTTTTGTTTTAGGGTCATAAAAAAACAAGTTCATTCGACCACCACTTGGTCTACCAATCAATTTACCACTACGCATTAACGCATTAGCACTTGATTTATCTGTTATCAAAGAGGCTGCGTTTCTATACCAAGACTGTGATTTGAATTCACCATCTTGAATATCTACTAGTGGTTTAAAAATATTTACCATGCTACTATTTATACAAAAAAAAAGAGGCCGCTACCAATTAAGGTAGCGACCTCTAGCGTGCTTTTTACGAAGCCTTATAGAGAGAGATAGGTTAATCTTCGTCTGCTAGTCTCGAAAAATATGACATTGTATCGTCATCATCATCTAAAGACGGAGATTTATCTTCGCTTGTTGCACTAGACACAGGAGCTGTGGCTTGCGTAGGTGGGAGTTCTACAGCAGAAACCGTCTCTGTGCTTCGTGAAGTACCAGCAATTACCCTATTCAGTTTCTCTTTGAGTTCATCATAGGTCTTAAAATTGGTAGTATCCACGAATGGGTTTAGAGGATATTGTTTCGCCCAAATAGCTTTGATATCATCATCACTATCTTTGATTGAGCTAACACCCTCAAATTCGGATTTGTCATAGTTCCAGTAACCATCCACTTTTCTGATTTTCAGTTTAAAGTTTGCACCTTTCCAAAAATCAAATGGGTTGATTGCTGTTTCATCTTCAAATGCCGGTTGCATTGCCTCTGTAATCTTGTCAAAGATTTTTTTACCAAACTTGAACAAGAACACCTTACCCTCGTTTTGAGGATGTTTAGGGTCAGACACCACAAGAATGTTAGAGTAATAAGATAACTTTCTTTTTCTCTTTCTTGCAATTTCTTTATCACTATCAACGCCAGTATTCCATAATCTAGTGTTCTCTTCGGACACAGGATCCTTTTGGTTAAGAGTTGTTAGTGAGTTCTCAATATACCAACCGCCTTTGTCTTGGAAAGCATGAGACCAAACTCTCTGCCATGGCATTTCTTCGCCACTAGTAGCAGGTAGAAAACGAATAACAGCATAGCCATTACCTGTTTTATCCATCTCTGGTTTCCAAAGTCTTTCGTCTTGGTATTTGTTTTTGTTTGATTGGTCCTCAGGATTGAGGTTCTTTTCTAACGCCTTGGTTAGTTTGTCAAAATTACTTGACGAGGTCTTTAAAGTTTCGAAATCCATATTTTTCTCCTTGTATGTATTATCGTATTGTTGTTTTCGTGTGGCCTGTATAATTCGGCCTCATTGGTATTTATACAACTTTTATAAGTTTTGTAAAACATTTTCTGCATTACTCACTTCGAAAGGGTCAGTTGTACAATTGTCTTTGAATCCAGGCTCTTCATATAATTTTTCAACAACGCCATCATTAATGATAGCGGCGTATCTCCACGACCTGTATCCAAATCCCTTGTCGTCTTTCTCGACAAGCATTCCCATACCTCTAGTAAACTTACCAGAGCCATCAGGAATTAGTTTCACTTTCTCTATGCCTAGGTCTTTGCCCCAAGCATTCATTACAAAAGCGTCATTAACTGATATACAATAAACTTCATCAATACCTTTATTTAAAAAGTTGTTGTAGTTTTTCTCGTAATCAGGTAATTGGTGTTCAGAGCAAGTTGGTGTAAATGCACCAGGTAGTGAAAACAATATCACTCTCTTGCCCTTAAAAAAATCATTTGTATCTTTCTCGACCCACTCGCCAAGAGTTCTACATTTAAATTTAACATTTGGTACTGTATTATTTACTCTCATCATATTCCTTATTCTTCTTTGCCCATTCACTAGCACTTTCACCTTTTGGTAGTGAGGACTTAATTAGTTTCTCTTTCATGGTTATACACCATAATTGTATTTTGTCTAGTATATAAAATAAACTATTCATTGTGTTATATAATACTATAAATTGAGTATATTGTCAAGCCTGGAATAATCAATATAGTTAATATTTTTTATACCATTCCACTCTAATACTGGTTTTGTAGTCTGGTCATTCTCATCATATGGTTGTTGTACCTTGAAAAACTGTATATCTGGATACATTTTGAACAGTTCTAACCATTGTTTAATCCAGTTGATACATGGTGTTGGTTGATGTTCAGCAGTCACATAATGTTTTGTTGACTTATACATGTTATTTACATGTCTATCTTTTGAGAAGAGGTCATGTCCTAACATAAAGACATAACTTGGTTTCTCTCTTTTACATGCAACATAACCACTTGTTGGACCTGCAGCCCAACCAAAATCTTTAAATTCACCATTGTGCCATTTCATATAATCTACAAGTGATGTTGTCTTATCTAATTTTGGGTCAACATAACTGACATAGATGTTAGACCTGTTTACATTTTGTTTTTCTTTAGTACCATCTTTTTTGATAATATCAGCAACACCTTTGACAGTAGAACCATGGAGAACAAATTGTGTTGTTTCTTCGGTTCTATTATTTTCTACCATAAAACCGTTTTCTCTCATGTAATTCATTTCTTTATCTTCCATACCTGCGTCTGTAATCATACTATCAAAACTCATAATTGGCAATTTAGTCCAGTTTCTAAAGAAACAAGGTATTTGATATGCTAAACCTTTATGAAATATCTCATGCATAATACCATTGTCAACACTTGTGATAACATCTGGTGTGAAATCTCTTGTCAATGCATTACAACCATATAGTTTACCATGAGGTCGGTATTTTTCTAAATCTATACCTCTACGACTTTCAGCATTGCCTATACAAAACACATTCATTTTTTCATCCACTTATGCCATGTTTCTTTCATGTAATTATAAGACCTTTCAAATTTATTATGTGACATTAAACTATGTATTTCATAATCTCTCATAAACTTTTCGTCTCTGCCTCGTTGTTCCATTTCAACATCATCATTTTTTACTAATATCATTTGTGCTACTGGTGTGCCAGCAGGTATCATATATTCACCGTCTCTAAAAAATGCCAACACAGCGTTTAATTTTGGCATGCCGTATGAGTCCGTGTAAGAACCAGGAACGGCCATCCAATCGCCTGTGTCTAAATGAGAAGGATGTAATTGTAATAGTTTATAACCTAATGGTACTTTCACAACCCATGGTGTATTAATTTTTACTAATCCTTTAAACCAACCCTCTGGCCAGTTCTTTCTAAAATCTGTATATGCAAACTCTTTATGAATACCAACTGTGACTTCACCTGTTTCAAAACTTGCTTCATAATCATTTAATGGTGTTGACCATTTTAGACCAGCGCCACTTATATTAAGTTTGATATCTTGGTGTGTTCTTACTAACCAACCCTCATTCTTAATATTAATAATACCTGGACATCTGCTTGTATGTAATACTCTTTCATTTTCTGCATGGTCACCACCTTTTGCCAAACTACCTGTTTTCTTAAAGTCCTTGGCCATATCAATCATCCATTGGTGTTTATACTCTTTAGCAGGTATAATTGGCATAGTAGTTTCTACGCCTTTAATAAGTGATATAAATTCTATTTTCTTCATAGGGGTATCATACAATCCGTACATTCTGTAAATGCTGTTAAAATACCAATCAGTAATACTGTTGATAAAATTGCGTTTAAAAATATTAATGCTCTGTCGTGCCATAGGTAACCAACTACTAACCAACCAATTGTTCCTAGAAAACTAAAGTACAAATCAAACATATGTGAAAAGTCAGCCGCTCTAAAGCAAACTGCTATCATTAAAAACAAACTTGCTACCCATTTTATATACCAACTTAAATCATACTTCGGTGTTATCTTCTTAAAAACTCTTGTACTGTTCAACTCTCTTATCTTTTCATCTAACTTTTTTCTAACTTCCATTATATACTTCTTTCATTACTAACTTCGCTTGTGTCATATTATAGTTTACAAACGGAGCCATTTTTGTTAACTTATCATTTATTTTTGGCCAAACAACATTCTCCTCAATTTGTTTAGACCATCTTTTACTAAATCCAATAACTTTATCAATTTGATATAGACTTTGGATACTAATTTTTTTCTGCAAATATAATCGTAAAACTCTAGGATGCTGTCCATTAGAAACATTGAAGCCATCATCAAACCGAAGATTACGAGAAATGAGGTCATCATTAATAAGTACACAATCGCTTCTAAAACTGTACTGAATACTGTCTTTATATTTCTTCCAAGAGATGTAGTTGTCATGTCCATCATTATTTAAAAGATTACCAATCCACTTATTACTATCAACAATAAAATTACTGATAAAATAATCAAGTATTTCTCGTTCATTATATCTTTTAGAAAGTTTATGAAAAAAGTACCTATCATGTCGTTTTGTAAATGTTTCTAGTTTTACTGTTACCTTTCCACCATATTTAGCGTAGTCGTAGGACTTCGTTGTAAAGTGGTTCTTGACCGACAAATAAACTTTATATACTTCAAATCCACCATACATAATTACAATTTATATTCAAAATTCTGTGTCTCATCATTTATATGCACCTGTTTGGCACCATTCTTAATATGAAAATGTGTTGCCATTGGTGTCAATGGTGATAGTGTGACCAATCTTTCAAACTTTTCTTTAATAGCCCACTCTTTCAGTTTTAGAATAATCTCCTTACCAGCACCTCGTTTTCTTGACCATACAGTATAAGCAACAACGATTTTGCCTCGCTGACCATCTTGGTTGGCAGCTTGTGACATATAATCCATTTCCCTAACCGTGTAAGGTACTTCAGGACATAATGCAACACAAACTATTGCCTCAATTTCATTCTCATACTTTAGGCCGAATATTTTTCTGCCGTGCATGATACGAAAGCCAAGGGTCAGCTCAGGTCTTACAGGATCCTCGGTTACATCAATATCGTCAATCTCGACTAATTCTGTTCCCTTAACCCATTTAAAAAAATCGTCTATCTTATCCTTATACTTCTTCATCTAATAAATGCCTCGTACATATTGGAAAATGGTCTTTCATATGCTTTGCCATTTGTCCTGTTATCATTCTCGTTTCTTCTTGTGTATCGTCTTTGTTTCTTAAATTACATACTCTCGCAAATGCATATAGAGTTCCAGACCAGTACCACTCTGTCATCATGTTTTGTGGTAAGACCATTCTTGCCATCTCTGGTGCTATGTCACTCTTAAGCATATCGGTATATAACTCCTTTGCCTGTTTGACAAATTCTGTAATATCATATTCGACTTCTTCATCACCTGAGCCTTGTTTTTTATTCTCGGCACGGTTTCGCCACATAAATGGCACATAGAATTCTGGTGTATCATCAACATATCTACGACTAACTTCATTCCACACCAAACCAACTTGGTGTTTTACCAGTTGTCTTGCAACAAAGATTGGTGCTTTAATTAAAAATTGCATAGAGGCATGACCAAATGGTGACCAATGATTATGCTCTGCTAGATACTTAATTAGTTTTTCGTCTTTCTCTTCAAAGACTTCTTTCTTCTTACTGAATGACACTCTAGCTGCATTTACAACTGTAAGGTCATTACCCATTTTGTCTATTAATGATATGTTCATACTGGTAACTTTCCTGTCGCTTTGACTTTTAGCATGTTTGCTTTCATACATTCTTGTTCAATCTTTTCTTTCAGAGCCTTGGTCAACATTCTACCTGCCTGCTCTGGTTCCACTTCATTTTCACCACAGTAATCCAGTATGGCGTCCATATAAGAAATTGGTTTTTTCTTTATGTATAACTTTTCTATTATTAGGGAAAATTCTTTTGAGTTCATAGTATGTAATATATCACTTTTTTTATTATTAGTCAAGCGTGGATTGTTTCTGTTTCGAAGTACAATCCACAAAACTCAAAGCAGTTATTAAGCTGCTAATGCAAAGTTATTATCGTTTGCGTTTAATTAGCATATAAGGTTGCCACCTATTAATCTCTTACAAATTTCTCAACATCTGTCGAATCCTATATCAGCCCCATCATAAACACACTATTTACAAAGGTCTTCATACTTTGTGGCATGTACTCTATGTTTAGACAAATCTCTACCAAGATAACCTGGTACATGTCCTTCTCTCTTTTTCAAGAAATTATTAAATACATTTTTAATCCACTTTAGCATTTACTTTCCTTCTCTAATGTGTTTATGGTGGAGCTGGAGGGAATTGCACCCTCGTCCAGTCTGTCTACCATATTTGTCGTCAACGACTAATTCTTATGTTCTTGAACCTGGTTTCTTTAAACCGAAACTTCTATACATCATACAAGTTTCATGTCCACTTGGTGATGTGATAGCTGACACAGATTCCGTCTCATCTATATTTAAATAATATGTCACAAAGTAAACTGGTTCTCCGTCAGGAGATGAACCAGCTTTACCAACTGACATGCTGTCTAATACGAAATCATTATCTTTGAGGTATCTCATTACCTCTTCACTCTCGCCACATACCACAGGTATGTGTTGCCATTTGAAATCGTAAACTTTTCCACTAAATTCTTGTCCTTCAGCATTTGCCAAATTAATTGACATGGAGAAAGACATAGTAGAAAAGAGTATTGCTAATAACGAAATGTAAAACCTTTTCATGGCTTACTCCTATTTCTGATAAAACAACGAATGTAATTATTCTGCTTTTACTTTATCACGATTTTGTTCTTCGTAATATTTATAAAAGTAGTCTATTTCTTTTTTCAATGGTTCAATATAATCTGCTGTGTTTTTCTTGAAGACCTGCATTGCGCCATCTTCACACGCCATTAAAATAACAATCTGTTTAATCTCTGTACCATAAAGTTCTTTGTACATCTGAGCATAAGCAGTTGTTTGCATGAAATAGGACTCTACCCATTCTTCTTTTCTTTGTTTATTGGCGGTCTTAAAGTCAATGACAGAAAGTTCACCATTAAACTCGGCGATACAATCAACCTGACCAGCAACGGTCAATTCTTTCGAATACATGATTGTTTCTAACATATGAATGTTATTAATTTGGTCGAGATACGGCTTCATAAGTCTAAACAGACCTAATGGCAATACTCCTGTATCAGAGGCAGGTTCTCCTTTGATATAGTTCTCAATGAGATTGTGTGTTGCTGTACCTCTACGAGCAGC